TCTATAATCAGGGTATGCCATTTCTCTAACTTTGGGGTCTTGCATGTTCAACTTATTAACTGGGTAATCTACAGCTGGTATTGGAACATTATCCGAAACAGATGTTCTAGATGATCGACCTCTTTCTATGTATGGGCGTTCTTTGTTTTGCATACCATCAATAATAAACTGAATTGCTGATTGTCTTTCAAAATCTCTACTTTCTTCAAGCAACCTTACTGGGAGTGCGTAAGGGGAATTATTAATGGGTAGACCTATAACACCGAGTCCATATGTTTCGGGAATATCCAATAATTTGTTAATAAATGATGAGATAACATTAGAACCAATACCTATACCTCCGGTTCCAAGCTGCATAATGCTTGCATTCAAACCTTGTTGAAAACCTAACCTTTTATTTTGTGGTCCAGTAAGATTTAAAGCTCCAGCAACTAAAGAAATAATACCTTCAAACACAGGACTAAAAGATCCAAACATAGGTAATCTTGTAATATATCTTACAATGTACTTCCAAGGATCTTCTTCGATTTCAGTTATAATATCTTCCATATCCCGACCCTTCATCCACTCTCTCATTAAAGTCCAACTCAGTTCCCATGTTCCTAGTGCAATAACAGAACCAATAGCAAATTTAGTTACCCCTGTTTCCGGAATACTGAGCATTCTATCGTCAAACCACGTTCTCATGTAGTTTGTTAGTTTATGCAGCCACCGGAAAGTAGAACTTCTTTCCATATCCCCTATGACTTGATTTAAACCATACTCAGAAGTAACGCTTCTCTTTCTTATCAAACGTTCAATCCCAGTGCCAAATGCATTAATTGTTCTTTGAAATAACTTGGGGTCTACTGGTGGGTTATTCATTTCTGACAGTTCAATATGGGCTAGTGTAAGATCCCTGAAGTCAATTATGTTATTTACAGCTTTAATGTGGTTTAAACCCCATACCAAGGCTTCTAACGATTCGACCGTATCTAGACCACACCTAGTACAAGCAAGGGCTAAACGAGGGTTTAAACCGGCTTGGCGAGCTAATGCTTTGTGCTTCTTCCACAACAATCTTTCAGACGAAACATTATACTTAGAATCGGCTAATAAGACAGACATTTCTTCCCTGGCATTTTCACGCAACTGCAAAAACTTTTTTAACTTGCCAGAATAAATTTGTTCTCTAACCATTCTGATAAATCTACCCTTGGCATAAAACCTAGTTAAATTAGTGTTATCATTAATACCACTAGAAATAACTGCTATTTGTCCTAGTTTTTTACTCTTGTTTGCCAACCAAGCTAATTTACTTTCATCGTCTGGTTCTAAGTCTAATATACGTCTGTAGATATCATCAGTAGAATCAAAATCAATATCAGCAAAACCATCACTGAAGTGAGATGAGTGGGTAGCTGAAAAATCTTCAAAAGAGGTCATTAAATCAGAAACATCATTTTTAACAGAAGAATCATTTCTATCCCAAACTTTTAACAGATTTAACAACCCTTTAAATGGACCCATAACTAAACTAGATCCTTTGGTTTGTAATGAACTTGCAATCAGTTCTCCTGTTAATTCAGGAGATTGCGCTAGACCCCAAGCAGGACCACTGAGCATATTTACCAAATCACCCGCCATTTCTGCTGGGTAAGATGAATATCCATATTCTGTTCTGTTTCTTGAAGCCGTGCCGTTCCATATAGCAGCTTGCCACAATAACCTAGTAAATCCTAATTCGGCATCTTTTTTTCTTTTTTTCTTGTCCTTTATACTCTCGTGTTCATCAATGAATTTTAGTACTCTTTCTTCCAACCCTTCAAACAACCTAGCTAGGCGCAACCCAGTTTGCCCAGCAAGCTGATCAATTGTTTCTTGCACTTTTAAATTAAACAAACGATTTCTTGCAAAGTTTTGAAATGCTGCATGTAGGTCGGTTCGGGTTATTTCAAATAAGTCTTGGTTAGATAAAACTTCTTCTATTGAAAAGTTTCTTACAGAAGTCATGTAAAAATCATTATCATCTAAATCAATAACTGGTCTACCATCTTTTGTCATTGAACGTGCTTTTGTATATTTACCAACCTTTGCTTTAAAGTCTAACAAGTCTTTTATTTCTTTCTCAATAAGAGATTGACCACCTAATTCTTTTTTCCATTCTGGTAAAACATGTACCATACTGCCACTAATTGTTTCTCTATATTTTACTTGGTCAGCTTCAGATAGATCCTCTAGTTTTTTAGGAATTCTATATACAGAAGCAGATGTTTTATTTGGTTCTTCAACCAGAAAGTAATCTTTACCTGGTTTTCCTAATTCTGTTGACATTTCAATTTTTGATAAATCTTTATATCCGCTGATTTCAACTCTATGCACAAACAAGTTTTCTAAAGTTTTTTTATCCAAAGGTATAGATGAACTAAGTTTAAACTTTTTATTCTTTCCAAACAAAGTGCTTGGTTGAGTCTCTAGGTTTAAAATACCCATTACTATTAAAGTGTGTACATCTAAAACATCATCCTTTAATTTGGATGCTGTTCTGGTAAGAACTAAACTATCAATTAATTTTTTAAAAAGTTCTGGATCTTCTTTTTTTTCTCTTACTTTATCAACTTTAATCTGAATTGGTAAGTATACATCAGCATCAACAGGATTACCATTCTTATCAATTACAGCTCTCCACTCTGTTTTTTCTTCTAACCCCAAAATTTCTTTGTTAATATATAGAAGTTGTCTTCTATACTCACTAAAAATTTTTTCCAAGGTTGTGTAATCTTTATCAAAACCAAGTACATCTTTTAGTTCTTTAGCTGTAGGCGAGGTTTTTTTGGTCCATGTTTGCCATTGCAGTCTTAACAAAGCTGACCGTTGTTCCTTATTTAAACCAAGATCCTTAGCTTCGGCCTGTAATAATCTGTGTACCTTAGTCAGATTGGAAAGTGTTGAAAAACATTCTTGTAAAGCTCCGTTAAATGATCTGATTGGTTTAGTGTTTGGGGCAACTAAGTGACCAGTCATTGTCCTAGAGTCATCCATTAACGCAGAAAGGAATCTTAAAGTTTCATCTAATGATCTAACTGTTACTCCTTGTAGCTGCGCTCTTTGAATAAAGTTTACAGTACCCGACATAGCAGCTCGCCACCGGTTTCTATTAGATCGTTCATCCCCACCAAATATCCAAGATACCCAATTATTTTGTCTTAATAAATGAGAACAATAGTTTTTTACAACATCTAACATATTGTCTATTAACGCATTCTCAGTTAGTTTTTCTTTTTTTGTTTGTACTTCTTTTTCAACCTTGGGTGGTTCAATTACTGGTTTAGAACTCGGTAAAGGTTTTGGTTCTTCTATTTTTATTGGTTTTTCAGGAGCTTTGATTTCAACAGTCCCATCCATAATTCCCTGAGTTAATTTATCTACAAAACCTAGTTTAATTTTTTTATTTGCAAACACTACGGTTTCATGGGATAGAGGTGAAACAAATTTTTTGGTGGGGGTAGAAACTTTTTGAGCAGCTTCAGTATAAACTTGTTTTAAACTTTTTTGTACACGTAGTTTAATACCGGCACTATCTTCTTGTGCTAAGATTGAATCTACAGCTTTCCAAAAGCGTTGTACAATAAGTTCATCTTGAAACAACTCTCTATTGTAAAACATAATACGAGCGTTGATATCAACCAGCTCTAAAAACAACTCTTTAAATTTATCTGGAATGCTGCCACTTAAAGTTTTTCTATCTTTTTCTGATAAAGATCTTAGATATTTCTTAAGCAAGCCAACAAAAGAACTGACATCTGTGCCGTTATCACGCATTGCTTCGTTGCCTTCAGACATGTGAATAAAGACTCTATCACTTTCTGTAACTACTGGTAGGATAGATGGAATTGTTTTGGGCTGTTTTTCTGTTCTTTGAATTATAGGAACATCTTTATTATTTGGAGCTTTTTGTGTTGGCATAACTTTTGGTTTACCAACCTTAGTAGTAACTTCAGGTTTAGCTGTTTCAGTAACTTCAGGTTTAGCTGTTTCAGTAACTTCAGGTTTAACTGTTTCAGTAACTTCAGGTTTGATTGTTGATCTTGTTATACCACCATAAGACCATTCCGCAGTATCCCATATAAACTTGTAAATAGTTTTACCCTTAGGATTAACAACTCTAACACCTTCAATATTTAATTCTTTCATTAAACTTAAAAATATTTTTACAGCTTCTTTTTCTTGTCGGTCTGCAAATAGTTTTTCAAACCCTTGCAGCAACTCATCAACTTTTCTACCTTGTAACATTTCTTCTGGCAAACTACCCAGCACTCCTTGTATAATTTTTAAATTATAATAAAATTTATTTTTTACCTCACCCTTAGCGTCATCATACTTTTTAAAATCAGCTGTAGTCCAATCAATTTGTTTGGTTGGGGCTGTAGTGATGATTTGTTGTTTTAGTTTTTTAGCAGCTTTTACACCAATCTGTGGATTAACATGGGGCGTTAGTGGGGTTACTTTAGGTGTTGTACCTTCAGGATGAATAACAACAGTAACATCTTCTGCGGCGTTGGGTACAGAAACAATGGGGTCTTCTGTTGGTTTATTTAAGTCAGTTTCATTTACTGTGTCAAACAAAGTTAACTGTTGCTCGCGCTCTTCGGTTTCTCTAATAGCTTCTTGTATTACTTCTTCGCGTGTTGCTGGTTCTGGGTCTGGAACCTTGTCTTTGTTTTTTAGATATTCTTCAATAAAAGTTACTTGTTCAACTTCAGTTAAACCGTCTAGGTCTTTTCCATGCAACTTCTTAAACAACTCTCTAATATTTTTTATGACACGATTTCTGGAATTTTCAATTTCTTTTTCGGTAATAACTCCGATTTTTCTTATAACAGATGGATCAATTGCTTCTTCAAGAATTTCTTTTGTGGATTTGTCTTTTCTAAGTCTTTCCCAAATCCATTTGTCTTTTCGTTCTACTTTTGGTATTCTATTTTTAAAGACTGTCTTACCTTCTGGATCTAATACATTAATTCTTTCAGACCACATAGTATTTCTAGCTGTTCTAGCTAATGGTTCTTTTTCTCTTTCTTCAACTGATGAGATAACAGCTATTGTTCCACTTTCATCCTCAGCAGTAATCACAGAACCAAATACTGCGTTACTTTTATATTCTTTTTCAAACTCACGATATAATTCAGAATATCTTTTTTTTTCTGTTACTAGCCATTGTTCATCTGTTTCGTTTTTTTCTGACCTTAGTTGTTTATCTTCTGGAATGCCTTCGTTTCGTCTATCAATAAACGCTCGCCAATTTTTTCCAGTTAGCCCAGCTCTAGAGCTACCACTAAGTTGTCCCTGAATAGTTTTGTATTGGTTATCAACGGATTTTTGGAATAATTTTTCTAAATCTTCAATTGTTTTAAAAGATTCACTATCTTTAATACCAACTATTTTACCTTGTTCATCTAATATAAATTTTGATTTTTTTATTTTTTCTAGAGTTTCATCAACGGCTATTTCAAAATTATTTCTTCGGATCTTTTTACCAACCAATTTTATTGCTCTATCACTAGCAAACCAAGCATTTACTGTTTCTACAGTAACAGGAGATTCTGGAGTTAGTTCTTCAGTTAATTTCTCAATATCTTTTTTAATGTTTTGTTTTACTACTGGATTTCTTTCTTGCTGAATAGCATTAGCTTTTTTAATTGAGTAATTTCCATCCATGTTTGATTTTACAATTAATCTTTCAGCCTGAATATCTTCTATAATTAACTTAAGTATATCAGTTTGAACTTCGGTTCTATTTTGTTTTGTAGCTTTCTGATCTGGTAAAACTTTCTTATAATAATTATCATAGTCCTTTGCAGTAATTCCAAGAGAAAGTAATTTTCTTTCAAAAGCACTCATAGAAAGATCAGTCCGCATATCAACTTCTTCTTGCAAGGTTGCTATGGGGGTTAGGTCTTTATTCGGTTCTCTTGGCGGTGCATAAAGTTCGCTGCCGCCTTGCGCCTCATCATCCAAGTCTTCCAATAACCGGTTTTTTAATTGTTCTTTTGTTAAATTAAAACGTAGCCACATTGGGCTAAGTTGAGCTAAGGTTGTTTTTCGTCCATCTTCTTTTCTTCCAACATAAGAAGCAAATCCTGCCAAGTCATATGAGTTTGTTTTATCTACATATTCTTGGAATTTTTCTATAGCTTGTTGTAGTTGTTTCTTTGTTGGTTTAAAAAGTAAATTGTTAATTAATAAAGATTTACGTGTAACTAATTTATCATATGCTTTTTTAGCATTACCTTCAGGAGCAACTAAAGTTGCTTCTGTAAGAAATTCTGAAACACTTTTTTTAATACCAAATTTTTCTAGAATTTGTTTAGCTTTTGTAACGTCAACAAAGTATGCTCTATAAGCAGTTACCCCAGATGTTTCGTCTGGAATTTTTACTATTATTTTTTCAACATTTTCTGGTTTATTTTTGTCGTATAATTTTACATCATCCCAGAAGTTTTCTAGTTCATAGTTAAGTTTTGTTTCTTCTGAAATAATATCTATATAAGAATTATTACCTTCTTCATCCCACGCCATTTCTTTACCCACAAATTCATAATTTACTTCAGTTTCTTTAAAGGACCAACCAAATGTATTAACAACATTTTGTTCCCAGATATTACTTATTCCTAGGATTTCAAAAGCTTTATTTGAAAATCGCCTGTCAAAGAACAATTCTTGTACATCAAACTTATAAGCATCGTCAGCTGCTTCATTGTCCCCAGGTGTGCGAGGTGGTGCAAGTAAATCTTTTGATTTAGTGTCAACGCGGGGCTTCTCCACCATTTGTGACTTAAGCCCTGTTTGAATTCTAATTGAAGGAGTTTTTGTTTGTTTTTCTATTATCTTCTTTTTTGCTGTTTGGCGTTTTTGGAAGTAAGATATTGTTTCGTCTAAAGTAGCAAACCTAAATGTGGGTCTTGCTGCTAAATCGTCACCCGCAGTAACTTCACTTAATCCACTGATTTTTTTAGATAATAGTTCAGCAATTTCTTTTTCTTTGCCCACTGGAATAGAAGTTAAGTCTAACTCTCTTGCTTCCTTGTTTCCTAGTGCTGCCATATCTTTTAAGAAGTTAAACACTACTGTGTTAAATACTATTTGATTAGTTTTAAGATTCTCTAAAAAGACTGCGTTAAACCTAGAAACATTATCTGTTGAAAGTCCTTGTATCTTAGTTTGTATAAAAGCATCTACTACTATGTTTAGTTCTATTGTATTACTTACACCCAGTTGTTTAATAAAACCAATAAGAGAGTGCAATTCATTTACATCAAATAAGAATTTTTGTGAAACAAGCGAATCACCCAGTCTTTTGTCTGCTTTCCTAGTTTTAAACCTAGGGTCTTTTTTTATAGTTTTTCCTATTTCTTTTTCAATAGTAGAATTTAGTTTGTCTGCTAGATCTGTAATCTCAACAATGTTTTTCAGTTTTACTTTTTTATTTTTTGCAGCTTCTATAATATCATTTACTACAAGTCTAAAGTACTGGTACTGTGTAAGAATAGGGTCTGCTGATCTTTCTACTGATTCAATTCCCCTTTTAACCGTTTCTAATAAAGTACTGTCGTTATAGACTTTATCTAACTTTAAAGTATCAATAATATTTAGTAAAGATTCTACAACTACTTCAAAAGTTTTTTGCAGTGCTTTTATAATGGCTGGTGATTTAGCCGAAGCATCTTTCATAAAAACTGACAACCTAACCCGATCAAGCATCAGTGTTGCAAATGCTTGGGCGTAAAGCTCATCAGGGTTTGCTGTAAAATATCTCAGTATTGCTTTGTCTTTTACTTTATCTAAACCCAACGCTGCTGCGTGAAAGTCTATTAATGATCTATCAGTTTGTAAAGCTATTTTTTGTACAGTAGCACTGTAGTCAAACAACCCAAAGACATGACCGATTTCATGTAAAAGATTTCCTATGTCATCAGCTTTTGACTCTATGCTAACATCTCCCGTAAGAGCATTAACTTTAGATCGTTTGCCTGCCTCTAATATATTAAGTTCAGAAATTTTTCTAGCCGCTGATGAGTTCCAATTTAGATTTACAGTAGCTGCTAGAATAATTCTGACAGATTCTTTTGAATATCCTAATTTGTTAGAGCTGATTCTTTCAAAGAAATTAGAAATATATTCGGTGTTTCCTTGGGCAAGTTTTAAAAAGTTTACTGGGTTTTGTAATACTTGTAATACTTTCTTTTGCTTTTCGGGTGACAGTCCCAGTTTCTTTCGCTTAGTGGCTGCCAATCTCTTTAGGTTTGTTTTTGGTTCGATACCACCAAAAAGTTTATGGCGAATACTGTCTTGTATGTTTTCAGCATTGTTCTCAATTTCTTGGGTGGTAGATGCTTCAATTTCGTTTTGAACATCTTCAGTAACTTCATCTATTTTTTCTTGCTTAACCGTAGGCGCAGCTTTAGTTACCGGTGGTACAGCTTTAGTTGTCGGTGTTACAGCTTTAGTTGCCGGGGGCACAGCTGCGGTTACTGGCGGTACAACTGTGGTTGCTGGTGGTACAACTGCGGCTGCTGGTGGTACAGCTTCAGTTATTTTCGGTATAACTACCGAATTTTTACTTCTTACAGAATCTTGTACAGAATCAAAAATTGATTGTGCAGTTTTTTTAGCCTCTTCAACACTGTCAGAAACAACTCTAGGACCAATTGGTTTTCCTTCAGCCCTAGCTTGTCTAACAGCTGCTTGGTCTTGCTCACTTAGTTTTTTAATAACACCATAAGATTTACTAAGTAAATCTTTTTTAAAACCAGCATACACTGTTTTTTCTAGAAAATCTAAAGTTTCTTTTTCTACACTTGATAAAACCTTTTCACTTCTTTTATTGCTAATGACTTTATTAAGGACTGTTGCAACATCAAAATCTTCCAACTCTAGTAGAACAGCAAATTGTTCTCTTGTTGTTAATTTATCAAAGTTTCTGTTTGGAGATAACCCATCAAGAAGCACAGCTAAACTAGAGTCATCCCATGTTTTAGTACTCTGTATAAACCTACTGATAAATTGTTCAGGTATTTCTGTATCTAGTCTTTGAACCTTTAGATCTTCAGGAATATTTGTTGTGTGTTCAACATTGTCAACAACCCTAGATGCACTAACAGCTTCTGCGTTTGCTCTTGCGTCTGCGTTTTGTTGTTCTAAGCTAGGTTCTGTTCCCTGTAATAAAGATTTGTTAACAGTTTTTAGTAAAGGATCTTCAGTAATAACCTTTGGTTTTCTACTTAAAAAACTAGAAATATTACTAGCAGTAATATTCCAAGGGTATGGTTGTAATAGTTCTTTTGGTGGTTCAATAGAAAAGGCTGAATAAAACATATTTTTTATTTGGCGGTTTCTATTCCACGTTAAAGCAACTTCGGGAATTCTAAAACCCAAACCTAAACCAGCACTGAATACACCACCTAAAGCAGCAGTTACTCCTACTTCGCCCCAAGAGAAATCTGATTTCATGTCGGGGTTATAGTGATAAAGCGCATTAGCTAATGCTAGGTCACTGTTTTGACCAAGGATACTGACAGCACCACTACCAACAAATCCAGGAAGATAAGACATTCCAGTTCTTCTAACCAAACCCCAAGATAAAGCATACCTTGGTACATCTCCAACACCAATAGCATATGCAGTTGTTCCCAATGATTTTTTAAAAATGTCAAAAAATCTTGAAGCTTTAGTACCAAGTCTAACAACTCCAACGCCAGCGCCAACCTTAGAAGTTGCTTCTGGTAACATTGCTAGTAGCGTAGTAATACCAAGTTCAATACCAGCTTCAGCAGCAAGGTCAGCACCCGAATTAACAATACCCTGTGCTAGTGAAATAGGTTTATTTCTTACCCACTCTTGAAAAGAACTTGGGTGGTATTTTGATAGTCGCTTATCTATATGGTTACTTAGAAGTTTACTGGTTAACATCATGTAAGCATGATCAGCGTTTCTGGCTAGTGCAAAAGTTTCATTACTGATGCCTGCGTTCAGTAAGCCAGCAGCAACAAATGAGTTGTTTTTAGTAACGGTGTCTTCAAACCATTCATTATAATTAAAAGTTTCATCAAATCTAGAAACCAAATTTTCAACATCTTTGGTTGATGTTGATGGTCTTACAACAAATTCTTTTAAAGAATCAGGTATTAAAGATGTTCCTAAAACTTCATCAAATGTTTCTAAAACATTATATCCTCCCTCCAAACTAAAAGTACGGTTGTTCAGTAAGTCGTATACATTAGCAATTGATTTTTGAACAACACCACCAAGAATTCCTTCTTGTCCCCGATAAAAATCTGCTGTACTAAATTCTGAATATCTTGTTTTTATTTGGTTTTGTTTTCTATGAATATAGTTAAGTTCTTGTTTTAGTCGTAAAGCTTGGTTTTTTGTTTCAGGTAAGTTCAGGATTTCTGGAGTAGACTCAGCGATTCTTCTTAATTGTTCTTGTCTTTTATTAATACCGTCACTGTTAACTTCGGTGTCGCTGACCATTATTTCGGTTAGTGGGTCTTGGTTTAACAATGTTCTAAGGAACAAAGCTTTACTTGGGTCTTTTCCATAACCAGTCCACGCATTGTTTAAAACATCATTAGTAGATAGCTGAGCAAGATCCCTTAAAGAACGTGCTTCGGCATCGGTAATACTTGTTTTTGGGGGAAACAGTGACCAATTAATTGGATTGCTTATATCATCTAAGTTTGTAGAAGGTATTAAATCCTTTGTTTCGCTTTGCCACGGTTGGTACTGGATATCTCTTAGTTTTGTGTACTCAGGAAACTTTCTTGGTTTTGTACCTATCGGAATAAGAAAACTTTCGTTATAAATTTTTGACATTTATTTTCCTTCTAATATTGTTGTCGGCGCTTGTAACCACAATTCAGCTTCTTTTTGCCGTCTTTTTATCAAACCATTTAATACTTCCTTTTTACCAGTCTTTAAATTCATACCTTTGTTATACAAAGGCAAAGCTGAGGGAACAAGTCCCCAATTGTTTTTGGTTTTTAAAGCTTTAGTAATTGTTTCAAATCCTGTGCGGTTATAAAAATATTCACCAACATTATATGCAAAAGATATTATTGCAGCTTGTTGGTTAGAGTTCATTTCATACCAAGTTGGAATACTGATTCGTAGTTGTGGAACAACCCTTGTATAAACGTAATGTCTTGCATATAGGTCGGCTTGTTCTGGTGCAATAACATCACCCTTTTTAACTGGTCGTCCATCTGGATGTATTGTTGAGCCTTTACCTATAGTCCACTTACCATCTTTGTTGTATGCTTTTGTTTCCATGCCTTCAGAAGCATTGATTATAGCCATCCAACCTTGTTCAATCTGTTTGCCTTTAGCTTCTTCAATATCGTGTAATTCTTTTGCTTGTTTGTTTGCTTTTTCCACAGTGCTGAAAATACCAAAGTGTTCTTTGGTTTTTCTGTATTCTGCTATAGCTTCCGCATCAGTCATTACTTTTCCATTTTTAATAGTTGGAATTAAAATATGAGGACCATTTTTTGTTTCTTGAAATGAAATTGTTTTAATACTTGATATTGAACCATCCGGATTCCAAACAGATGGGAATCTAGATTCAACCACTTTAACTGTTGCTTCTTCTACATCAGGATTGTTTTTTTCTCCAATCATTCCAAAGGAACCAATTTCTTTAGTTACTGATGTATCTTTAGAAGGTGGTAAATTATTTAATATTTTAGACATACTATCTAAAACTTTTTGTTCTTCTTTAGTCAGTGTGTTATTTTTTATAGCATCTATAGTTTCTTGTAGTTCTTCTGACAATTTGTTGTTTGAGTCTTGTTTTGATTTTAAATTATCAAACATAAAAAGCATTGGCACTAGGGGTAGTGTAAGTAACTGCTGGGGTTGGGGCAATAAACCTTCAATACCGCCTTTTCCAGTTACAGGGTTATATGTACCCAAAGGTTCTCCCTTTGCTCTTTCTAGGAATTCTCTAACCAGCCTACCAGCATCTCTTGCGGATTGAATTCTTGATTGCTCTAATTCACCAACTGGAGTTTCTTGTTTCCAGTTTTCCATTTTATCTAGCCCTTGTTTAATATCGGGCAATATAGTTGATATTTTATTCTTAAAGTTTTGCCATTGTCTTTTTAAATTTCCTACGGGTGGTTTGGTATAACTTGATTTTTTCTGTTTATCCATGTTCTTAAACAAATCACTAAACATAGCATCTTGTTGATCATCTCTACTAGCACCAAACAGTTTATCTTTCCGCGTCTTCCATTCAGACAAGAATTCTTCAGCAGCTCCAGTTGTATCGGGAGGACCAACAAAGGTACCTTCTGATATTTCTTTTGATGGTTGTGCTGCACCACTAATAACTGTACTTGGCGACCAACCATACCAACCCGGCAAACCAGGAACCGTTTGGTTTTTTCCTTTTGTTTGTGAAGTTGGTAAAGAAATATCCTCAGACTTTTGTTGCTCATCAGCTTTGTATCTAGTTATATATACAGGAGAAAAATTGTTTAAATTTTCAACAGAATTTTCTGCAAACTCGTCGCTTGAAAAAGCGTAGAACTCGTTTGGATTAGTTTTACTTTGATAAATGTTATAACCTTGACTGATTAATTCAGCTCCTACATTGGAAAAACTACCGGATGTAGGGGTGTATAAAATTAAACCTTGCTTGGCAGATCCCATAGGCATTCTATTTGGTGGATTATTAACATCAAAGTTTGGATCTTTAACGGCTTCTCTAAAGTTATAACCAAAATCATATTGTCGGTTATCAGAGTATTCTGATGCAACTGTAAACATAAGAGATAGGTATTGATCAAATGTTTTTAATCCAAGTGATTTTCCTTTTTCAAACACTGTGTTCATTACATCTTTACTAAATAATCCTTTATCATCTGCAAAGTGTTGAGCAGCTCTAGTAATCACTGGGTCTGGAATATCCCTAAAGTAAAAATCACCAGCAGCTAACTGACTTAATAATGTTGGGTAGATTTCTAATAACGTAACCAATCTACCTGCTGATGTTATTTCCTTATTGTCAATTTTTTCGCTTGCTAAAAATTGTTTAAACAAATCCGCTCTATAGTCAAGTGTATTTTCAGTAATTTCGTTCCAAAAATATGGGTTTCGTAAAAATTCAGTTGTTTGCTGTTTTGAAGATGAGGAAACACCCGCTGGAAATAATAAACTATTTCGCACGGCGGGGAGGTGTCCGAAATTTTCTTCACCTTTATTTATAAAATACTTAGGAAAATCGGTGGTTTGTAAGCCACCCATTAAAATAGATGGTTGCACGATTCCAGCTTGATTACTGTATCGTGGGATGTAAGAACCATTAGAAGAAAGGCTATCTTTAGTTACTGGTTGGAATGTTATTACTTTACCAGTATCATCTTTTAGTGGAATTCCATTTTCATCAAGTAATGGTATGCTAACAATACCCAAAGGAATTCCTCCCCGTTGGTTTTCTAAGTTTGGTGTTTCCATTGTGTCTACATCAAATGTATCTAACCTCCAATTCCAATACTCACTGGATGGAAGCCTTTTAAAACTGTCAACAGCTCTTTGTAGTTGTTGTTCTTCGGTTAACTTATCAAATGCTACGTAAGCGTTATCCCTTAATATGTCTTCATGCAGTGAAGGATCTACGGCAAAAGCAATTCTAATAAGAGTTGCGTCATTTAAAGCATTTGTGGATGTGGTTAAACCAGTCCTAGTAAGTTGAGTATCACTAAGGTTTCTAATAAATATACTTGCTAAATTTAGGTCAGCTTTTGAGTTTACTGTTCTAATAAATTTTATTGCTTTTTCACGAATTATTTCTGCGCTGTCTCCAGTTACTTCTTGTGTTCGGGGATCAAGATTCTGGGGTATAATACCCGAATTGTAATAACCAAGCAAACCAGCACTGGCTGCTGTTTCTAATCTTTCTTTGTTTGTAAGGGCTGCAAGTTGACTGCGTATTGTTTCTTGTTGTTCTGAGGGTAAACCTCTAAGGTTTCGCATCATAGAGTCTATGGTTGAGTCATCCATAAAATTCTTAACACTACTTCCCTGAACTAATTTACCTTCAACAAAAGAAAACTGAGCATGGTTAAATTCGTTTTCTAGAAACCCTGGTATAAAATTTGCTATTTCAGTTCTTCTTTCTTGTCCTTGGATGGTTGGAATACGGGGATTATTTTGTACAGCTATAAAAGCACGGGTTACCATAGCTTTAAAGATTTGGTTGTTTTCTATTAAATCTTGTAAAGTTGCATTCTTACCGCCCCCGTCTTTAAATTTATCGGTTGATAATCCATATTCCTCTTGAAACCCAGGCTCGTTTATTCTGGTTTGTAACCAGGTAACTACGGCATTAGCAGCTGTTAATACATCTTTATAATCTTCCGGTATTTCCCGTTGCCCTTGAAATTCTATCGTTCTACTAGAATTAAAACGAAGATCTTCAAAAACTTTATAAACACGCTTTACATCTTCTTTTCTAACTTCAAACTCTTGTATAACACGTTCAATTTGTGGGGGTGTAGCACTGTTAGAGACAAGAGCTTGAATAACACTTAGAATAGAAGAATCAATATTCGTAAAATCTGAGTTTCCTGGTTCGTCTACTAGGTTTCTTAAAGCTTTTGGGTCAACCATACTCAGTTGTTGAAAATAATAAAAAGAATTTTGAGGATTTATATTTCCTCTTAGTGCAAGTTGAAGGTTTTTTTGATACTCTGGGTGTATCCTTGTTCCATCTTGCGATGTAATTGGATTAAAATTTACATTTTGAATTGCTAAGCTTCTTAACTGATTTGGGTTTTGAAGATACAGTGTTGTTATTACATCAGCGGCAGGATTAATGTACCACGACCCATCCGGTTTCTTAGTAACAAGAGAATTCCCTGCTGAATCTACCATAACTTCTCTACCACTTGGGTCAAAACCCACAACAGGAATACCTTTTTCATTTACTTGCAAAGGTTTTATACCACTTGTTATTTGATCTAGTGGAACATTTCTTGATATTTCAGATGTTGAAAGCGACCGTTGTCCTAGGGGTGTTTGACCTGAGTAAAATTCATTGCTGGCAGCTCTTCTTTGGTTTTGATTTAACAATGTTGTATTTAAAGTTAACATTGCTTTTTGCATAGTATTAGAAATATCGTAATTACTTTTTCTTGTTTGTAATGCTAGTCTTCTATATTTAGTGCCTAATAAACTAATGTCAGAATTTTCGCCTATATAATAATCGTACGAACTTTGCCCAAGTATTTCAATTGCTTTGTTTTTAAATGTTTCTTTTTCCTTACTATAAAAATCTTGCATATCTTTAGCAATTTGATTTTGTGACTCTGTTCCATTTAAAATTCTAATTTCTGCTGCTGCCGATGCATCATTTATTTTATCTTCTAAATCAAAAGTAAGTGCTTGTATATTAGCTTCTTGTCCACTGATTTGATAATCCAAAACTTCTTCGTATAACTTACCAGCAATATTAAAAGCTTCGGCACCTAGTTTATACCAAGCTTGTTGGTCTGTAACAGCAATGTTTGGGTTGATTGGTGCTGGCAGTATTGGATATGTTTCTTGATAAACAAAAGGAGTAACACTGCCCATACCAACGCTGGACTTGGGACCTTCTTCAAATATTTGTTGATTTAGTGGATCAAGTGGAGCCATTATTATTTTCTTTCTTTTCTAGAAAAGAACTGTATTTAGATACGGATTGATATATAGCAGATTTTAGATCAGACTCTGTTTTAATTCTACCAGCTGTAATTTCACCCCTCAGTCCCAGTTTAATTTTATCGTACATTGGAACATTGTGTAACATAGAGAATGCTGTGTCCCATTGATCAAAATTAAAAGCACCGTCAGTTAGATATTTTTCAGCAACAGCAATACCAGCCCTTTCGTCTGCCATGATTTTATTTCTAGCAACGGCAAGGTTTCCTTGGATTGCTTTTTTAATAATAGTCGGAGCTAGAGATCTGATTACAGATTGTTCTTCTAGTGATGGAGAACCATTAGAATCATTTTCAAAAACATCATTTCTGCTTTGTAAACCAAAGGCTGGGATAAATTTACCACCCTTAGAATATACCCCAACTCTACCTTGTTCAACTTTAGCAACCTCAAGAAGATTCATTTGCTCTAGCTTTGTAATATCGGTGGTGTGGTTTTCAACTGACACATCTGGATCCAGTTGAGCCAACACAGCAAACCTGTTAATCCTGAGATCCAAGTCTTTCATATAAACTTGTTGAGCTTTGGCATAATTAGAGTTGGCAACAATAGTACTGAGTTCACCCAAGATGGGATCTAGTTCTTTTCTAGCCCACTCAGGTGTGTTATCCAATCGTTCTCTTAAGAAAAACTCTTTGGCTACAGGTGATTCAATATAATCTAATTCTCTTTTAGTTACATCAACAAAGTCTCTTTTAGCCCCAACAATACCTTCGGGGTGCATTGCTTCATAGTCTTTCCAATAAGTTTGTTTAGCCTTGGCGGTCATGCCTGTTGTGTCAATTTGTGTTTTCCAATAGTTAAATCTTTCTTGGGAATTATCTGGAAACATTTCAAAAACTTGTTTTCTTTTTTTCCCTAGTAATTGAATTTGTTCGTTGTCAACAACTGAGTCAACTGTTTCTGGTTGACTGTAGTTCTGAGGCATTGCTTGCATTGCCATAGTTTGTAATTGGTTAAATAGATTGTTGTTCATGTTGTTTTATCCTGTGGGTTTAAACTTCATGTACGATCCAACTCCCTCAGAGATACCACCCAGCCCTGCTGATATTAAACCAGTTGTTAAAGCTGTGGAAGAGCTATCAGCAATTCCACCCAGTGTTGGTAAGAATGCTCGTTGTTCTTGGAATGAAAACTGACGTTGACTTAGTTTTTGGTTTTGTTGGTTTTCAATGTCTTTATAAGCTTGTCTGTGGTTAGTTTTTAAAGCCACTAGATTAGCTTGCATGTTTGACATATTTTGCCTTAGCAAAGCTCTAGCAGTTCCTGAGTTAGATCCAATATTACGCTGGCTCATTGTTCCCAGAAACTGGGCATTGGTTGCGTTTGTTTGTTTACTGAGAGTTCCCTTTTGATTTGAAAAGGATTTATCTAAATATAACTCTTGTAAAGCACGGTCAATGTTTGCACCCTTTTCAATCAAAATATTTCTTTCCAAGTTAGCTTGGTAAGCTCTCATCATATTTCGATTGTTAGCTTCGTTTTCCCACTGTGCCCTAAAGTTAGCTTGTTGTTGTTGGATTTCTGCTGCTTTAGCTTGGGCTGCTGCTTGTGAGCTGCTGCCCAAAGCTCCCATAATTCCCTGACCTAAAGCCATACCGCCCATTATTACTGATGCTGTTATTACTGGCATAATAAACCTCTTTCTAAAAACGATATAATATTTGGATATTCTTGATTTAAGTCTTCAGTATATACTTTAAGAATTGTTTGTTGGTTTCTTTGATTTAACCACTGTTGTAACTTTGTGTGGTGGTCGTAAAAAATATCAGAGATATTAACGTCCATGTTTGTCATTTTATATTCATCACGATATACTTTGTACATACTGGCTAGTTGAGCTAATTTGTTTTTTCTTTCTAGAACAACAATACAAGATATTAAATCATGGTCTATATACTTAAGAGAATTATACCACAGTTTAATTACTGTTTTATTAATGTTGTTATTTTGGATTGTTTCAAGGTCTGTATCCCAATAACCATCTGGATTATGCTTTTTTACAGTATAACCATCAATAAATTTTTTACCTGTTATTGGAAGACCACTTAGAATTGCACGTTGCATAACAAAAGATGTTCCTGTACGTGGACCTATTCCTGTTACTACGGCTATACTTTTTTTACTCATATTCGTTTATATCGAAGAATTGATTGGCCAAACTTACCGGGTGGTTTCATCTCATTGTTATTTAAAAGAATAGCTCCACTGATACGATCACCCAATAATCCAATAGATCTTTTACTGGATAACCAATCTTTAGTTATTCTTTCTTGTTCTTCTTCTTGGTTCTTCTTTATTGCTTTATCGGGATCAATTGATATAGCTTCAGACCAATAGTTAACAGCCGAAGCCAGAACATCAACACGATCATCATGCTTTAGGGCACCCCTACGATCTGACAACCTAGTAATCTGAGTTTGATTTTCTTTATCTTTGATTACCTTGGTATCAAAGACTAATCGGTGTTGGGCAAACACAGGCTCCAGTATCCTGAGGATACGGCTTTCCTTGGCACCAGTTACTTTGAATTCCTCAATAGCAACCTGACCACACTGGGATGCAATGACTGGTCTTAAGATTTGACCAAACATACCATCGCCATAGTTAGACTCATAATTAATCTTTTTGATCCCATACTGAAGAACCATCTTTGAAATCTTCTCCAAGGTTCCTGAATCATACCCACCCTGAAGACCATACAGTTCATGAACAACAACATATCCATTGGCAAAGCTGGCTATACAGATGGATGTTTCATCTGCACCACGACCTGATGGATCAATGAACATAGCTGTTTCAAGATACGGAACATAGGTAGGCGATACCCACATTGGTTCATAGCATATGTCACCACGCATCCCAAAGGAAGGAACCCTTTTATTTTGAACAGCATTAGCCCACGTTACTTTGTGGGGAAAGACCTCAATGTCTACATCCATAACAACTAAATCAGATAACCTGAGTGGATACCTTTTACTGTCAGAGGTTGAGGTATCTAACTTATAGTGTAATGCAAATAAGCTGGGTCCAATCTTAGCTTCAATGTCTAAAATTTGCTCATCCGAAAATCGTTCTGGTTGGGTTGATTGACCGGGTTCTAACTGCAATCCTAAGATATATTGGTGAACATTATCACACTCGTTGGAATTATTTATATCTGGCATAACAGCAGGAAACTTAACAACTTTATAAATACCCGCAAGTTTGTTATAGACTGAATCTTTGGTCTGAGGGGTACCCAAGAATCTAATAGTAGAACTAGGTATTTTATTTCTAATGTTTTCTAATTCCATGCATCTATCCCACAGCTTCTCTCTAGCAGCGGGACTGTCTGAATTCTCAGGGATCTCTATGTCATCACACAGGATGTCATCGGCATGGGATCCTGTGATCTGGGAAGTAATACCCTTGGCTGATACCGATAGATCTTGACCAATACGGGTACGACCATGAACATTGAAACCAAAAGCCGAGTCCTTTTCAAACTCTTGGGGTATTAAATGTTGCATATACGGAACCAAAGACAAGGTTTGCCTGACTTGGGCAACAAACTTAATGGCTTTGTCGCCTGCTGCCGACAGTACCAACTGAGTTCTATTAGGATCCTTCAGTAACTTCCAACTAACAAAACAAGCATTAATAACCGATTTCCCATCCCCACGCCCCGCCTGTAATAGAAAGTCATTAGAACCGTTCTGTAACTCTTCAGCCATAGCGTACTGCTTGGGGGTGGGTTGACCCAATCCCAAATACTTGAAACAAAAATATAGGTGGTTTCTAAAGTCTTCTATAACCTCTGGAGGTACCTTCATTGCGCTGGTTTCCTTATAAGGGATTTCTTGTTTGGGGGGTATCTAGGTACCGCCTCAAAGCTCGGTGGCTTCCTAGGGCTTATACGGCCTTGGAAGAGGTAAACTTAAAGGGTACCGAAGATGCCAGTTTGTTTTCAATAGCTGCCATTGAGTCGTTAGGCAAGTTGTCCAATAACTCTTTGTTATCTTGGATTACTCCTCTGATTACTTGGTAAAGACCTGGACCGCATTTGGAGCTATCGTTCAGGTCTTCTAAAAGAACTGATAAGAACTTACTGTAGATTTTGTTCACAGTTTCTTTGTTGTTCATTTTTATCCTTTCTTAAGAATGTTTTCCATGTCCAACTCAGGGCTATTACCAGTATTGGGATATACCATAAAATCCATAGGTAACTTGATTCACCCGAAGTTGATAAATTGTGTTTAATGGATTCTTCCATAACACTGGGGCGGGATACATCGGGGATGACTTGGGGGACTGTTGAACAAGCACCCAAAAATAAAAATAATAAATACTTCATGACTTGTTACCTCCTACGGCTGAACCAAAATAGAAACCAACAATAGATACAAGAATCTGCCTGTTCTCGGATGTGTATAAGAATCCATTGATTTCAATAAAGATCTTACGACTGGTTTCTGGGATTAAACCAAACAACGCTTCTGGGTTGTTGGTATCTACTTCAACAAAAGTTGGTA